CTGCAGTCTGAAGAATGCCAGATGAATCAAGATAGGTGCCAGAGCTTCCGCGCGTGAACGTAATACGAGAATCGAGCGACTTCAGCGCCGCGAAGTTCAGGTCGAGCACTGGCGTGCCGCCATTCTCGGCGGCGAGAAAAGCGGGGTCGATTAAGGTCTGAAACATGGCTTAGAGACTCTCGGCGTAGGCTGCCACGACATCCGCTTCGGCAGACCCGTAGGAGAACAGAGAGAGCACGCCAGTGCGGCTCGCGGTCATGGCCGATGGCTTCACGCCGAGGAAAGTCCAGCCACTCGGGAAAGTGAGGTTGCGGGCCGTCGAGTCGCAGATCAAGCGCACCGAGAACATGCGGCCGGCTTGGTAGCCGGAGCCGGTCAAGGTGAGGTTTCCAGTCAGAGAAACGCTGCGGAAGTTCACCTCGTCGTTGAAGCCGATATCGATGGTGGAAGCGAAGGTGACCGATTTGAAGTTGATCGGGAATCCAACGGTGGCACCAGCTCCGGAGACCGTGCCGCCCTTGCGGGCCAAGGTCTGCCAGTTCGTGCTGGAGCGGGTGCCAGGCTTCTCGCGGTTATTATCGACGAGCGAGACGAACGAAGAGCCAGACACACTCACGACGTCGAGGCGGGCGTAGGTCGTGCCATCTACCCACTCGCCGCGAGGATTGAATGCGGCTGGCGTGGCGAACTTCTTCACCGTCTCTGCGAACTCAGAGCGGATTGAAGCAAGAGAGGCGGAGAACTCGCGGCGGGCGATCTCGACGCTCTCAGCCTGCGCTTCGCGGGCGGCGCTCAACTCGTGACGGGTCGCCGTCGCGGCCGCCAACTCGGCACGAGTGGCTTCGATCTTGGATTCGATCTTGTCGGCGGTCGCGCCGAGGGCGTGATCAATGCGGAGGATCTCGGCTTCAACCTGCTTGCTGGCTTCATCCACGCGAGAAGATAGCGAGCCAAGGTCGTTGCCGAGCACGTGCTGGTTGAGCGCCTTGACGCCAGCCAGGGCGGCCTCGAGCGCGGTGAGAGCGGAGGCCTGCGCGGCGGCAGCGCCTTGGATGGGCAGCGCCTGCGTTGCGAAATCGCTCTCGATCTTTTCGAGGCGGTCGAGGGCGCCGCCGAGACGTTCGGCGACGAGTAGGAGGTCGGTGTCGAGGATCATTTGGCGAGTCGTGAAAATGCTGCGTTGATGCGTTCGGCAGTGGCGGCCTGCTCACCTAGCGCGGTTCGTAAATTAGCGGTCTTTTCTACCTTGGCGGCGAGGCGGGAAGCACGAGCGGCCCGGGCCGAGCGAGGATCTAGTAGGTCGGAGAGCGAGGAGTCGCGGGTCAGCTCGGCCTGTTTTCGTTCAGCCCATGCGCGACCAGCATCACCACCCCAGAGCGCCCACGCGATGCGGCCGGCAGAAGGGTAGCCGTCTTGGTCTTGGCTCCAGCCTTGGCCTTGCTTGTCCACCTCATGCCGCGCGAAATAGGAGACCATACGGCCTATAGTGTCGGGCGAGAGATTGCGGCGGTTGGCGATGTCACGAGCGCGAGCCACGCCGACCTCGGTTCCTCCGCGGTTAAACTCATCACGCCATGCCAGACCACGCTCGGCCTCGGAAGCCATCTCCTGCGTGGGCTGGGTATCGACTTGGAGCTTCTTGACCTGCGACTTGTCTTCCAGCTTGGCAGGTTGGCTGGGCTGGGTGGCTTCGGTAGCAGAGGCACCGACGTTTTCTCCGGCGGCAGCGGCGGCTGCTGGCGTAGAAGGCAGCGAAGAAGTGGTCAGGCGGATTGCGGTCTCGGGCACGCCATATTGCGCGGCCAATTCGGAGACCTTCGCGGCTTCGATTGCGAGCTGTTCGAGGGTGGCTTCGTAGTCGTAGCCATTCTCGGCGGCGATCTGCTGGCCAGATTTGATGCCCTGGCGGTTCTCGTTGAGGTTGGCTGTGGACTCGCGTCCAACGTCAATCGACATGCGCGCGGGCCAACGCCACTCACCGCGCAGGGCGCGGCGGAGAGCCTGAACCGCAGTCTCGCCTTCCTTGGCAGGAGGCGCGGGAACCTCGCCTTCAGCGATGGCGATCAAAAGCACGTCATTCTTGATCGGATCCAGAACCTTGTCGGAGAGCACGCCACGATGACGATCCCAGACGCGATCAGCCTGCGCGAACTCAGCGCGGACGTTCGGGCCCTTGTAGCCTTGAGTGCCAAAAAGCACGCCACCAGGTATGCCAAGACCCATCGCGATCTCGTCCATGAGGTGCTCGACGAAGCCGGTAAAGGCGGACGACGGGCGCGATGGCATCACCTCGACTTTGTCAGAGGTGTTGAAGTATTTTATCATGCCCACGTCGGAGAGCTCGTCCTTGCGCTGTTGGCCGTTCTCGAGCGTGATCGAAGGCGCGGCGCTGAAGGCCTGCCGCGGCGAGGCTGAACCACGCTCATTGAAGACAAGGGCGGCCTGTTGGCTGGCGAACCGGACGCCGACCTGCTCGGCGTCGAGGATGCCCTTGAGCATGCGGGCGGTGTTAATGACGGCGTGAAACTCAGTGACGCCGCGGTATTGATCGGCGCGGAAGGGGTCGAAGTAATGGCAGAACGCACGCGCGGAAACGTCCTCGGGATTCACGTAAGCACCATTGCGCTCGCGTTGGAAAACTCGGTAGGCGGTGGGCTTGCCAAACTCATCTACGACGATGCCGTCGATATACTGATCGAAAGTGGAGATCTCGTTCGGGTTGCCGATGAGGTCGGCGGGCACGAGTTGCAGGCGGATGCCATCTGTAGTCTTGCGGATCGCGAAGCCGCAGTCGCCATCTACGGGCCGCATCTGCAACGCCATGCCGACCAACTGGCGGAAGGAGTGGCGTCCGGTCACGTCGGCCTTCTTGCACCATGCGTGGAAATACTCGGCGATGGTCTTGTCGTATTCACGATCTCCGGTGGCCGGGCTCCACTCGTTCGGCGTGCAGTTTAGGGCAAACTTTTCTGGCACTCCAGCCAAGGCCGAGAAGTTGGCAATGAGATCGCGGGCCTCAAACATCATGACTCGGCGCTCGCGAGTGGTGCGGGAACTCTCGGCGGGAACCTCGGAGGTTCTCGGCGTGAATAGGCGGTTGGCCTGCGCGGCCTGATACTCAAAGAGGTGTTTCTCGATGCGCGAACGCAGACGCTGAGTTGCCCAGCTTGGCGCGATCACGCCGAGGGCGCGCTCGAAGGCGTTCTGGTTCTTAACGATGCTGGCGATGTCGGGACGCTCCATGATTACCAAGTGTTCGGACTGTTAAATTGAACGTAAGTGACCTCGGAGGTGTTGCCGTTGGCAACGTCCAGTGCGGCCTGAACCTGTCCGACCATGTCTTTTACCTCGGCGAGATTGGCGCGCGTCACGCTCCGACCGTTCAGGGAGTAGCTTTGATTGGTAAGGATGGCCGAGAGTGCAGCCACGACCTGCGTCTTGAGCGTGGTCAGCGTGGCCGAGTCCAAGCCGATGAAGGGATTTGCGAGTGCCATGCAAATCCGCGATTCGTAAACTTTACGGGATGCGCCGAGAATGCCCAAAATCTCCCTTGCCATGATAGTCGGAAACGAGGCCGCGCACATCGAGAAGTGCCTGCGCTCCTTCGCTGGTTCCTTTCACGAGCTTTGCATCGTTCGCGCTATCGGTGCGCAGGAGGCCGACGAAACGGTCGATCTGGTTCACGATCTGGCCAAGGAACTTGGCGTCGAGCTTCAGTTCGGGATTTATCGAAACGGCGCCAGCGCGAGCGAGTGGAAGCACGTGGACAACTTCGCGGCGGCGCGCAACCAGGCTTTCGAATTGGCGACTGGCGACTGGATCTTCTGGGCCGATGCCGACGACACCCTGCGCGGAGATCCTGCTGGAATCGTGCGGGCCTGCGAGACGACCGAGGCTGATCTGCTGCTCTTCACCTATGACGTGCCCGGCACGAATAAAGCGCCGTGGCGTGAGCGGTGTATTCGTCGTAGCCTATTCGAGGCAGGACGCCGATGGCAATATGCGGTGCACGAGAACCTGATTGCACGCGAGA